CAAAACAAATAATAACCCTAGTTGGTTTTATATTTCTAATTGCATAGCCTATTGACATTAAAAATCCTGTTATTCCTCCAACATGTATTCCATTATCGTTTACAGTTGGTACAACAACAAAAGCCCTAATAAAAGTATTTAAGCCATCAATTAATAAAATTCTGTCGTCTGCACTTTTTGGAGTTTCGTCGTTTTTTAGACTATTTAGTAGTTGTGTATAGTTTTTATTCATATAGGTAATATAAGAAAATTAATTGAATTAAAAAAATTTTAGGTGAAAAGTTATTAACAAAAATAAAAGGCTCTTGGTTGGTTAAAATAGTCGTTATCATAGTGAGGACTTTTAACTCTTAACATTCTACACCACGAGAAGGTGGCCTTTTTTCGTAGAACAAATAAGTAATTGTAGCAGTTTTAAATCTACCACAATTACTTACTAATAAAATTTAACCTATTGGAGGTGCTTCATCTGTATGCTCTAAGTCATCTATTCCAAAATTGTCTACCTTATATTCCATAATAAGAGTACTACAAATTTTATCATATACTTCTTGTCTTAGATGATCGTCTTTTTCAAGTTTTTCATTCCAATCTTTTGATTGAAACTTAATAACCTCTCCGTCGTCTGTTGTGTATGTATACCATGCGCCACTTTGAGAAACTAATTTATAGTCTTTCAAAACTCTTAGCCATCCACCAAAATCATCTATTCCGCTATCAAAGTAAATATCAAATTCTGCTGTTCGCAATGGCGGGCCCATTCTATTTTTAACAACTTGGCATTTTGTTTTAATACCAACTGTTTGATCTTGACCATTAACTTTTGCCTTTATCTGGCCTGCAGCCTTTAGTCTTAATCTACAACTAGCGTGGAATGCTATTGCTTTCCCACCACTTGTTGTCCAAGGGTCTCCAAACATAACTCCCATTTTTTGTCTAAGTTGGTTAGTAAACATTAGTGCTATTCTTTGCCTTCCAATCATTTGCGTTATTTTACGCATTGCTTTTGAAAGAATAATAGCTTTACCAGTTGACCAACCATCTTTATCATAATCAGCTGATTGCTCTACTCTAGTTGTGGCAGCTGCTACAGAATCAACAACTATGCTAACAAGTCTATCTTTGTCGCTTTCTCTAACTTTAGTTATTATATTGTCTATTACTTCAAAAATATCTTCAACTGTTTCCAATTGAATATATAACATTTTAGAAACGTCTATACCAATAGTTCTCAAAAACTCTTCATTCATTGCATTTTCTGTATCAATATATACAGCTAATCCATCTTTTTTCTGAGTATTTGCTAAAATTTGAGCTGCGACTAAAGATTTACCTGAGGCTTCTAAACCAGTTATTTCGGTAATTCTACCAACTGGTATACCGCCATTAGGGCGATTAGAAATAGCCATATCTAACATTGACGATCCTGTGCTTATCCATTCAGTTAAATCAGTAGGTGTATCTTCTGCTCCATCTAAAAAATAAGCAACTTTATAGTCTTTAAACTTTTTATTTAGAGAATCTGCTACGATTCCTGCTAAATTATCTCTATCTTCTCGTTTACTAGCCATATCTTAATTAAACAAATCGTCAAATGCTGCAGAAATATCATCAGTTTTTGTAGCTTTTTCTGGCTGTTTTTCTGGTGTACTTGTAGCTGTAGTTGTTGTTTGAGTTTGTTTGTTGCTTTCCCATGGTAAATCGTTTTGTGATTCAAGATTGTTGTCTTCTGGGCTTAACCAAGATTCTAATGCTGCTTTTAAGTCATCATAACTTTGTTTCTTAAAAATAGAAAATATTTCTGTTTGTCCACTAACAATAGTATCTGCTAAATTTTTATCTTCTGTCGCAGCAGTTTGGTTTGGTTTTACACGAATTGCAGTTTTTGGATAAGATCCTGCTCCTTCTGATGGTGTAAATTCAACTACAATATCTCTACCTGCAGTTAAGTCTGTAATATCGCCATAGTCTGGATCAGCAATAAATCCTAATAGTTCTTGGTAAACTGTTTTACCAAATCCCCAAAATTTAACGCCGTCTGACTCTTCGCCTCTAACGATAACTGGTACATAAACTCTCATTTTAGGTTCTAGTTTTTTAGAAAGTTTCCAATCGTCACTGTTTCCAGTAGATTTTAACTTGTCTGCAAATTCTACAACCGGGTCTGATTCTCCATATGTTACCGGTGATAAGTAATTTTTCTTACCTAAATCATAATGAAAAAATAATTCCAAGAATGGATTATCTTTATCATGTTGATAAGGTACTATTCTAACCTGATTGGAACCTGGTTTAGGTTTCCAAAGGTTTTCTGTTCTTTTTGTTGATGATTGTAAGTTATTTAACTTACGTCGGATTGCTTCTAAATCAATAGCCATTTTTTTCTCCTGTTTTAATTATTATTTAGTTAATATAATAAAAATATTCCATACTAAAAAACTTCAGTTAAAATATTTTTATATTTTTTGTGGTATCCTTGTACCGCTAATTCTTTTGCTTTTGCTTCGACAACTACATCAATGTCTAGACCGTAGTCTTTGATTTCGTCTACAATGTAGTCTGAGTGAGCTTGTTCTTTTATTTTGCTAAATTCTTTGTACATTCCAGCTAGCGTTGGAAAATCTTGCATTTGTTCTAGCGTTATGTTGCTGTTTTTACAAATCTGTTCAATTACAAGTTTCTGTTCTTTTCTTTTAGATTCTGAATAGTGAGTACATTGCTTTACACCTTTTGGCCAGGTTTTTGCTGCAAGTTTAAGTGCTTGTTCTTCAGTCATATCACCTGTACAAAACTTGTGGTGAAAGTAATCAAATACAATTGGTATACCTACTACTTTGTATACACCTTCATATAGGTCTTGTACAGAATACATATTCTTTTTGTCATCATTTTCAACTGTAAGACGAGCTTGAGCAGATGGTTGTAATCTTAAGAAGTTTTTACAAAATCTATCTAGCGCAGAAGGTTTATCGCCATATGCGCCGCCGACATGAATATTAATTTTTGCCATACGAGACTTTGGTAGACCCATAAGATCCATAATTTGTGCAGACTTGTTAAGTTCATTTATAGCATTTAGCACTACTTTTTCGTTTGGTGAAGCTAGTACGCAAAATTGGCCTGGATGGAACGACAGTCTTTGTCCATTATCCATTGCAGTTTTGCCAACAGCTTTTAATAGTGCACATATTTCTTGGTAATCTGGTAGATCTGACAATTCATATTCTGACATCCAAGGCATCATATCACTGGACATGCGATATACTTTTATATTGTTTTCATTATTCCACTGTACAAGCTTTAATAAGTTTGTAATGTTTGTAATTATTAATTCTGAAGCATATTCTACGCCTTTAGCGTCAAATGTTCTTCGTATCATACTTCTGTTGCATGAGATACCTTCTTTTGAAAGATTCATATTTATACATGCATATCCTAGTTGTTTTGCCATAGTTTTAATTTTATATAAGGTAATATAATAATTTTATTTAACATAAAAAAATTCTGAGTGAAAAGTTATTAACATTATTTCCAAAATAATTGTACACATATTATACCTGTTGCAAGTATTAATGAAGTAAAAGTTTTTAATGATATTCCTTCTCCCATAAATATCCAAGTTAAAATTGCGTACGAACTTATACCTAGAGCAAAACCTAAGAATCTTCCTGGCCATAATAAACCGTCAAAATGTTCATAAGCATATTTTGTTGCCATGATAAAAGCATAAGATATCGTTGTACCCATTGTTATCGATAAAATTAGTGGATGTTTTTCGAACCATTTCCAAAGAAATTGTCCGTTAGTTTGAAACCATATTAAGGTTTGTCCAAACAAGAAAAGCAGGACACAAAGCGTTAATTTACTCATATTTTAATTGCTATTAGTTAATTAGTTAATTGTTATTTAATATAAATATAATAAAAATATTCCAAATAAAAAAATCTGGAGTGAATTATTTTATTATTTTTTTGAAAGTTTTTTTAGTTCTGAACGAATTAAGTCTGTCAAAAGAGCTTTTAATTTTTCTTCATCGTCATCGCGTCTATCTAAATGGGCATCTGGATCATAAGGAGGATTAGATACTGCAGTATGTTTTTTAGCTACAGGTTTATCGCTTGGTAGTAATCCTATATCTTCAAATATATTTTTATCTGCTTTGCCCGTCATAACTTTTCTAGCTACCATTTTATCATCTATATATAATTCGCCTTTATCGTCGAAGTATTTCCAATGCGCTACCTTAGTGCCTTTTTTAAAGCCGTAATAAATATTGTTTTTTTCGTCATGGACTATAGTGTATTTTGGATTTAACTTTA